AATGCTGGAGCATCTGTCTCGCTTGAACCCTTGTAACCAACTAGTACCTTTGTACCGTCTGCGGCGTAGTTGTCTACGAACACACGGATTGTACCGTTTAGTGTACCAACGAACTTTGTGTTTGTTGGGGCTTCGAAGCTACCTTCAGTTGTGCGAGCAAATGTTGATGTGCTAGCTGACTGTAGGATTGTTAGTGCTTCTGGGCTTACTACGATGTAGTTACCTGCGCCACGACGTGTACGTGCCGCGATGCGGTTTGCTGCACGGTTAACTTCAATTGCTAAAATAGCATGACGATCACCGATGTATGTTGGTGTACCTGTTAGTGAACCACCAAAGTTTAGTGTTGTACCTGCACCAGCAAGTGAACGTAGTGAACCGATAATTTCTTGGTCGATTTCAACAACGATTTCTTGTGCAAGAGCTTGCATGATTTCAGCTTCTACGTCTACGCCATGCATTGCTTCTGCGTCTTGTGCAGCCTCAAATGTCCAGCGTGCGCTTAGACGTCTTGTCTTAGCTTCAACTGTTTCCTTGAGGATCTGGATGCTCATCTTACGACCTGGTGTACCTTCAGCTGCTGCTGTAGCATCTGGGGAACCTGCATAAGTTGAAGCTAGTAGGAATGGGCTTAGAGCCTCATCACCAGCTGTTGCACCACCACCTGTCTCTGCGTAACGAACGCGGAGAGTGTGAATCTGGCCTACTGGGCCAGTCATTGGTTGTACACCAACTAATTCGTTTGCAATAACGCTTGGCATTACGCGACGGATTAGTGGTAACATTACTTTGTTTAACGTTGCTACTGAACCAGCTCCGGTTGCACCTGCTGTTGCGGCCTCTGACAAATATTTTTTAGTATTTTCGAGGACCACATTTAAAGACTGCTTGCGATTACCGCTTAAGCCTTCTAATAGTGCTTCCTTAGTTGCTGACCAGTTGCTTTCAAATAAATTTGCCATCTCTTAACTCCTATTATCTTGAAAGTCCGGCTAGTTTGCGGATTTGTTCTAATTCAACGACATCCGCGTTGTCATCGGCTTCTGCTTTCACAGTTGCCTTCTTATCACCAGTGTGTTCTTTTGTAACAACTGATTCGTTTAATGCTTTTCTCGCTCTTGGTGTTTCGCCATCGAGTACGCTTGGTAGATACTTGTTAAAGGCATCTTCTAGCTTCTCAGTCTTAACACTTTCAAGTAAGTCCTGCATAATTTCTTTCTTCTCTTTGCCTAGTGGGCGCATTAGTGATTCTAGTTTCTCTTTACGAGCATACTTGTCCTCAGCAATACGTAGTTTGCTTTCTGTTAACTTAACTGCATCCTCACGGGTAGCAATTTGGTTTACAGCTTCAGCAAGTTTCTTTTCCACATCAGCTAACTGTTTTTGAACTTTTTTGATTTCTTTTGCTTCGTTTAAGTGGCTTGCACCAAATTCACTTGCAAATGCTTCAAATAATCTACGTCCAAAATCGTTCTCGCGAGCCGCTGTGATGTCATCACGGAATGTTTTGACTTCTTCGCTGATAACCTTATTGATGGTTTTCTCGACTGTGTCAGCAGCCTTACGAATAAAGTCTTTCTTAGCTTCAACAAGCTGACGCTTGCCTTCGCGTACCATTTTGACCTTTTGCTCAACAAGTGCTTTCTTGTCTTCGTGGAACTCTTTGAGTTCTTCTGCTAGCTGTTCTGTAACAAAGCTGTCTAGCTTTGCAACGTGTTCAGCTACACGACTACGGTCTGCACGTAATTCCTTAACTTCTTTAGCAACCATACTGGTTACAAAGCTGTCAAGTAGTTTTGCGTGTTCACGTACGGCCTTGCGATACTTAACTCTTTCTTCTGCGAGTGCTTTCTTGTCTTCAGCTAATTCTGCAACTTCAGCTTCAACTTTATTTGTGATAAAGTTATCAACAGCTTCTACGATCTGATTTTTGTCATGCTCGTAACGCTGTGCAAACTCTTCACGAAGTTCTGCTGTTAGTTCTTCTTTAGCTTCGGCAAGACGTGACTCCCAGGCTTCTTGAATGGTGCTACGAGCTTCTTCCGATAGCCCTACGCCTTCAAGTAGTTCGTTAAATGTCACTGCCATAGTAGGTCTCCTACTTACCTTAGTTTTAGTTCTTGAATTAAGCCAGTGATAGCTTTCATCAAATGCTTTTCTGCACTTTTATCGTGTGTGGTAGCATAAGCTATTTTATGAATAGCTTCACCACCTCTCATGTTGAATAAACTTTCATAGATTGTCTTTGGATATGCATCTGGCGCACTGGGCTGGGCCACAATGTCAACAGTAACAATGTCAAAGTCAGATACACGACCTGATTCATTAACATTACCACTACCACGACTACTAACGCCCAGTTTTGCTCCTGCCTTTAATAAAGCTCTCGCAATATTTCCCATTGGTGTTTCTATGATCTTTAATTTACCCATACCGTTTGAGCCGTCGCAATGCATATCAGTAATGATATGGCTTACGCGGTCCAAATTGATTTGGAGCTCTTCTGGATGGTCTAATTCGCCCAACACAGTTTCGCCCTTACTTAATCTAGTTCTCACACTTTCAACGGCACGTTGAATTTCACCCTTTGGATAAACTCTACCGTTTTGATTCTGTACGTCACCCTGGATGAAAAGACCTGCCATAAACAGATCTTTACCATCTTCAGATTCCATTAGCTTTAGACCTGCATGGTCTGCTGCCATATATTCGTAGAGTTTACGTGCCATTATAAGTTCTCCTACAATTAAGCCTTAGGTACGCTGACCTTGGCTGGTTTTAAACCAATGTTATTTGTAGGTGTGTGATCTTTTGGCTTGTTAGCACCGCTGTTGCCTGCGCTACCATCTTTAGCTTTTACTGGGGCGCCGGTTTCCCAACCTGCCTTGTGTTTAGCTACTGGTGATACACCGTTTGAAGCGTCTGCTGCTGGCTCTTTTGGTTTAGCTACAGGATTTGATAGTTTTGTTGCTTCTTCAACAACTTCGTTGTCTTCGTCAACTTCTTCGTCGAGATCGTACTCAACTGAATCCATCATATCGTCTTCGCCAGCTTCCATGTCTGCCATTTCAGCGTCGTCCATGCCCATATCGGCACCTTCTTCGCCTTCGTCGCCAGCCATTAGCTTTTCAAATTCAGCACGTAGGTCTTCTAGTTCGGCTTCTAAGTCGTCAACCTTATCTTCTAGGTCTTCTTCGCCTTCTTCGCCGGCTTCTTCGCCTTCGCCGCCTTCTTCGCCTTCTTCGTCTTCGCCTTCGTTAAAACCAGCTTCATCAGCATTGATTTCGCTTTCATCAGCTAGGATATCGTCTTCAAAGTCGTTACTTTGATCAATTGTTTCTTCAACAGCTTCTTCATCTTCGCTGTCTACTGTTTCTTCTACTTCTTCTTCTGCTTCGTCGAGTACACGCTCATATTCAGCGCGAGCCTTAGAAACTACATATTCATGTAGCATTTCTTCAGCTTTTTCGTTTTGTTCAGAAAGAAGGAGTTCTAGAATCTGTTCTAGTTTAGCACGTGATTCTGACATTGTGGCCTCCTAAAGTCATTTTTAACTCACAGATACGGCTATACCAATATCTGCTTACATAACTACTTATAATGTGTGGAGTTTTATATGTTAAAATGGTGTGGTTTTGACTCAAAAGGCAAACTTTTGAGTCTAAACAGGTATTTAGTACTGTATATGTGAAAGTTTAGTACTGTTTTATGTTTATAGACCTGCTTCTTGTGTTGGTGTAGCGTACATTACTCGTACAAATTTATCGTGCTCAATTTCTTCTGCACGTTTAATTTCACGTACTTTTCTTAGCTTGTTTAGCTGTTCTAGTGTTAGTTTTGGCTTACGTGTATCGCCCTTATCTCGTCTTTGCAACGCATCATTTTCAGGGCTATAAAATTCTGTTAATCTCATTATACTGCGCCTCCTGGTGGAGTTACTGGACCACCTGGCGGTGTTACACCGCCAGCCTCAGGTGCTTCTGCGCCTGGTTCTGCAACTTCTAGATTTGATAAGTCTGGTTCCATGTTAGTATTTACCATAGATTCAGGTTGAGGTCTAATACCAATATTTTTTAAGTTGATTTGTTGACTTGAATCAACGAACTTTTCATAAGCATTTTCAGCACGCCATAGTGCTTCGTTTTCTTTCATTTCATCTTCAGTTAAACCAAGGTATTTTCTAAGTTTAAATTGATTTGAAAGATATGGAATACCTTGTACTTGTGAAAATAGTGTTGCACGTTCGTTATCTAATTGTAGATCTCTGTAACTGCTAAAGTTCATTGGAGGTGTAAATTTGACAGCAAATTCGCTTGGATCTATTTCGATACCTCTGTGCTTTAAGAATAATTTAAATTCAAAATCTAAATCTTCTTGAATTTGTTTTTGCAAACGTTCTACATAACGAGCAAAACGGAATTCTTGAATATATGCAATACCTACTTTACCATCGTTATACATTGCACTGCCGTCTTCTGGACCAGTAGGCAAATAACTTGATGGAATACGTAAACCACGTAGTAGTTTGTTGTTAAAGTAACGCAAGTCGTCAATTTGACCTAGGTTTTCACCACCTGGTAGTGTATCAACCTTTGAACCGCGGCCGTCTGCTGTTTGAGCAAAGAAGTAATCTTCTAACATACTCATTGGATTGTATGCCGCATCAGCAACACCTGTACCACTGCCATTTTTATTTGGTACACGCTTTTGCTGTACTTCGTACTTAACTTGTTCTAGATACTGTCTAGCACGATGTGGAGGCATGTTACCCACATCAATAAAGAACACACGACGTTCTGGTGCGCGGTGTACACGATAGATAATAATGCTATCTTCTAGCAGTTCTTTTTGCTTGAACACTTTGAAAATTGGCTCTAGGATACTTACGCCAAATGGCCAAGCACTATCCATACCTTCTGTTAAACTAATATGTACAACGTGTTTAGCATCAATAGGCATGCCTTGATCAACACCACTGATAGCGCCTGTTAAGTAATTACTGGTGCTAGTAGCTACACTGCTCATAACACCTGTTAAACCTTGACCGCTGCCATATGGACGAGCATGTAATGCGGCTGCACTTGTGGCAGCTAGTTCTTGCATGTTTGGATCTAGATTCTTAATAAAATATGCTTCTATCTTTTTGCCTTCGCTTTCATTGACAATTACTTTTTCAATGTTAGCAGGGTCAACCCAATAGAGTTCAAATGTTTCCGGATCTCTTACAAAAAACTGATCACCATATTTTACTGTGCTACGGAAAATACGAAAAGCACGTTTATGAAATTGATTTAGATTGCACCACTGTGTTAGTGTCTTTAACAGAATCTTTTGTTCTGTATCACTAGGTGTGCCGTTATACTCGATTTGAACCGGAAGTCCAGTACTTTCATCTTCTTGTGTGCCGAACTCAGCAATAGTGTCTAAAGCCGCATTAATTTCCAAGTCCTGATCCATTTGATCGTACTGGATATAACGCATCAAGCGGTTTGGAGAACCTGCATACACTTCTGGTAGCCAACTGCTATATCTACTACTGGCGCTTACGCCAAAGTGATTGCCGCCGGCTTTTGGTTGCACATTTAATGGCAATCCGGTATTATCTACAGGTGTAAAATGTTTTCTCCAGCTCATGGACACTCTCTTATAATAATTAACTATTTATCTATTACTTATAATCAAATTGCTGGATGTTTGATTATTTTTGATCTTCCGGTGTTGAGGTGTTAGTTTTAATCGATTGTAATAAACTTCTTTGCTCTGCAAACAATTTTTTTATATCGCCGAGTAATTGAACCATCTCCGCTTGGTTATCCATCTGAGGAGTTTGAGTAGACGATTGTGTTGTATTATTTGTTTGAGTAGTATCGTTCGGTTTTATAACTTCGGTTGATTCTTTAGTTGGACCAAGTAACCCTTGCATTGCTGTGTTAAATGCTTGAGTAGCTTCTGCTGCTTTTAGTAACTTTTCAGAATCTACTTTTGATGCAAAGTTATTTAGAACTTTAATTACATCTTCTGTTGTGTCTTGTTTGCCCGTAAACCAATCAAATGCTCTGCCAATTAAGGTGCTTGTAGTTAGTTCGCTGAAATTCTTTAGTGCGTTAGCTAACGCATTAAATGCTGTGGATAATTTAAATATCGGTTCTACTTTAATTGATTCAATTTTTGCAGAAAGTTCATGTATAAATTGTGTAGTATTAGGTAATATTGCACCTTGCTCGTTGAGACCTTTAATAATAGTTAAAAATGTTCCTAATTTTTGATTCACAATTTCAACAAATTGTGTTCTAACTTTATTAATAATATTGAATAATGATTGCAATACAGGATTAAAAACTTCTAATCCTTTGCTAATATTAGCAACCGATACAGCATTAAAATCTTTTAGTGCCGCGGCAACTGCTTTGATGTGGTCTGGGTCCATAGCCATTGCGGCTAGACCTTCTTGTTGTTTTAACTGTTCAGCAGTTTGTTTAGCAATATCTTGACCTTGCTGTGCAGCTTCACCTTTATCAAAGAAACTACCAACCCATTCACCGGCCATGTTACCAAGAGACGCACCTATTGCTGCTCCAACAGGGCCGCCAAGGAATGCACCAGCAACACCACCTAACACGCCTCCTGCTACACCGCCTATATCTGCGCCTTTTACAGATTCTCCTTTATACAATGATGACCCAATGTCAAATGCATCTTTGCCTACCATTAATGCCCCGCCAGCAACACTTGCTCCTGTGATTGCTTTTCCTGCTAAACCGGCAGATGGAAGAGCTTTTAATGTGTTACCAAATGCTCCACCATATGATTTTGCTTTGGCTAATAATCCTGCCCCAGCACCAGCAGCGGCGGCCCCGGCGCCGGCTGTTCCTGCGCTAGTGGCGGCAGTTGTGGCAGTTGTTGCTGCCACGCTTCCAGTAATTAATCTAGTTATTGCTGATGATATAGCAGCTCCTACCATAGATTTAACTACTGACGCACCAAATAATAATCCAAATGCGGCTACTAATCCTGTAATAACTGTAGGCGATGTAAATACTGATTTTATAGTTTCTGTTAGTACATAAGTTATGCCAGGTAATGCATCTTGAAATAATTTTTTAGCAAAGTTTTTTATTTTTTCGCCAAAAGTATCACCTTTGATTTCTTCAAGCCAATTTTTGATACGTTCAGCAGTTTCTTTTATCCATGGAATAAGTTTTTCTCGTAACGTATCGCCTAATTCTTTACCGCCTCCTGCAAGATCTCCAAAGAAAACTTTAACAATAGTTCTAGCTATATCAGTTAGTGCAGTGTTTAGTGTCCCTAAAACAGTTTGACCTCTTTTAGCGTCATAGAGGCGTTTAATTTCTTCTTGTCTTTTTTTGTCGTATAATTCTTTTTCTTTATCACTAG